TTTCAATACTTTCAATACTTTTAAGACAATTGTCATAATAATTATTTTTAAAACTTTTATAATAATTTATTTTATTTTCTTTTATTTTTTTAAGTGTATCTCTATTAAATGTATATACTTCTATTTTTTTATCTAAATTTTTATTGATTAAATTTATTGAATCTTTGTACTTTATAAACATTTTATCTTTATTTTTATTATCTAAATTATCTATATCTTTTTCTATTTCTGAAATATCAAAATCCATTTGTCTTTTTATATAATCATAGTTTAATTTTTCAAATATCAACTGATATGTTGTTAAAATAGATATCAATACATCGAATCTATTTAATTTATTTTTACATTCATTTTCACATTTTTCTCTGTTTTTTGTACAATAATTTTCGCATTTTTTTTCTTTTATGTTTATAATCATTTCTTTTATTATTTTTTTATCTTTTCCTAAATATTCAATTACATTATCTAAATCATTTATATATGATTTAATTTTTTTATCATGATCAATTTTTATTTCTAAATTTTCTCCTTTTATGTTATCGGTTTTTATCCATTTGCCTTTTAGAACTAAACCTGCAATTTGAGTATAAAATGGTGAATAACTAATATCTTTAGATGATATTAAATCTTTATATATTTTATTTATAGTATTTAAATTTTTTTCAATTGTTGTAATATCATATTTATTATATAAATCTAAAGTTATTTTACATTTATTAAAAATATTCTTTAAACAATCTGGAATATTTTTTCTTATTTCAAAGATATTTTTAATATCTTTTTCTTTTTCTTCTTCTTTTACATATTTGATAGTATTATCCATAATTTTTACTTTAAAAAATATTTTAATATTTAAAAATATAAATAATTTTTATTTATATTTTTTTAAATACATGTTTTTTTTATATATTCGTAATATTTATTATTTATTATTTATTATTTATTATTTAAATTTAATACAAATTGATATAGCATCATATAATATATTATTTTGTAATATACTAGTTGACATTTTACATTAAATAAAATATTTAAATAAATGTTTAAATTAATAAATTATAAAAAGATAATATGAAAAATATAAATAATAGGATGTAGAGGGTTATCAACTGAGTAGATAAATTACAGGATATAAATTATTATTTAAATAACGGAACAACGCTACTACAATTAAAGTTATTTTTATGATGAAAATATAAATGAATTAGATATTTTAAAAATAAAAGTAAATTATAAAAAAGAGTAATAAAAAATTTTTTATATTTTTTTAAATAATAAAAATGTCAATTCAAAATATACAAAATCCAAATAATTTATTATGGATTGATAATATTGAATCTTTATTTTATTCCTTTAATATATTTCCAAAAAAAGAAAATTCAAAAGAAGAAAATTTCAATAATGTTTCAAGGTTATTAATTTTAATTTTTTTAATATTTTATTTTATTCAACCTTTTCAAAAAGTATCTAGAAGTTCAAAAGAAAGAAAAAACAGAAATATAGAGATAATGGTTTTATTTATATTATCTTTATTTTTATTAATTATTTTTTATTTTAGTTCAACAAAAAAAGAATATTTTAAAGAATTAAATAATTTATCTTCTATAAATAATAATAACATTAATACAAATATAATAGATAAAATGGATACACCCCCTGTATATAAATACCCTTTATTACAAACATCAAAATCAATGGAAAAGTTAAGTCCTACTCCTATTATATATCCTCGTTCTCATGATGGTGATATTTGGTCATTTCCTTCTTATAAACATTCTGCTACTAATAATAATAGAATGGGTTTCAATTTAACTGATGAATATGAACCGTTAAATTATATTGATGAATTTGACCCTCGTGTAAATACTTATCGTGATGATTTTGGATTATTAAATTTAAATCAATATTGTAACAAACAAAATGGAAATATAAATAATGTATCACAGCAAATAGATTCAGATATTATTGAAGATTCTCAACAAAAAACTAAAAATGATAATACAACTATGTTAAAAGATGTTCAAAACGAAGATAAAACTCCTATAAAAGTTATAAATAAAGGTGGTTATGGAAAACCTTCTCCTCCTGCTGATTGGAGAGTTCAAGTTGATTACCCTAATCCAACTCCTATTTCAACTATCAGAGAAAGATATAATTATCAAGATATACCTCAACAGCAACAAACACTTTTAAAGTATATTCCTCTTAAAGGAAATGACGATATGAGTGAAAGAAGACCAGAGATAACACTTGCAAATAATGAACAAGTTGCTGGATTTTTACCAAATGAAATTATAGAACAAACTGTTTTTATGGACCAGAAACAAATGATGAAAGATAATAGAATGAAAAATAGAGCAGCACATATGTATACTATAAATCCAGATGCTCTTCCTCCTCAAAATTTACTTATTAATAAAACACCAATTTCTATGTATGGTCCTGGTATGGTAAATGTACCAGAAAGAACAAAATATACTCAAAATATTCAACCTAATATTTATTCATTTTCAGATACTGCAGAACCAATTAATGCAAATATGGGTATTTCTTATAATCCTGATTTGCCTCCTCGTGTTGTAGACCAAGTTGCTATGTATGATGGTGCTTATCCTCTTTATCATCGTATTGATCCTCAACTTGTAAGAGAAGGTGGTATTCCAAAAGGTCGCTTAGAAGAAATGCCACGAAGAACACAATGGTCTGCTAAATATAATACTTATGATACTATTGATGGTTCAATTAACTTTGAAGATATTTATGACCCTCGTTTTACTGGTTATGGAGACGAATATCGTTCATACGTTGATGTAAATCTTGGTAATGTTCAATATTACTATAGTGATATTGATGCTTATAGAGACCCTAACTTTGGTACACGTTCTAAAGTTGATTTTATTGATTTTATTGATCCTATGGGAAGAGTTAAACCAGAATATAGCAGAGATGTTGGTTTAAATGATGTAAAATCTACTGTACAAAATCAATATGATGCTGACTCAATTTATTTCAGAGAAGATCTTATGGAAAGATTAATGAGAAAGAGAAACCAAGAATTATGGCAACTTCGTGCTGCTCCTCTCAGAAAGGACTCACATGCTCATTTCTCATCTGGTATGTAATTTTTTTATTTTTATTATTTTTATTATTTTTATTATTTTTATTATAATAATTTATAATAAAAATGTCAACACAACATGTATTAGATTTAAGTAATATGACAATAGATAATAAACCTATTGTTTTAAAAACAACAATGTATGATTTTACTCATTTTATGATTAGTAAAATATTTAAAACAGAACAACCAAAAAAAAACATTACATCTCCTACAGTTTATTGTATTAATTATAATTTATATGATATATTCAAAGATATATTTTCACCACACTTTGATGGTTCAGCAAGTGCTCCAAAAAAAGATAATAATGAAAAATCAGATATTAATATATTAAATATATCAAGTATGGAAATATTATTAAGAAAATATAAAGATTTTTTTCTTATTGATGCTGAAGAAAGTGTACGTAATGATCCAACAAAAGATTTTAATAAACCTATAAAACAATTATATGATAATAATATAACAGGTGCAAATAAATCGTTTATGAATGTTATATTTATTGCAAATTCAGGTTTAAAAACAGGAAAAAATAAAGAATTACATTTATTTAATTCAATGCCACCAACTAGTAGTATATATTTATACATTTCAGATAATTTTGAAACTAGTAAATTAAAAATAATAAATAAAACAAAAAATTTATATAAAGTTATGGATTCTTCTTTTTCTATTCCTTATGCCGGTGATGGTGAAACAATTGAATATAAAGATATTGATTTAAATGAAATAAAATGTCCTACTTGTGATAAATGTCCTACTTGTGATAAATGTCCTACTTGTGATAAATGTCCTTTATGTCAATGTTCAGATTGTTCAAATGAAACTGCTCCATATAAAATGGGATTGTATATATGTGTATTTATTATTTTAATATTATGTGTATTATTTTATATTTTTTATAAGAAATAATTTATATATTTTTTATAAGAAAAAATAAAATGTCTACAGGAACATTTCTAAATCCAAATACAACTTATATTTTAAATTTAAATGATCTCACATTTGGTATAAAAGATGAAAATGATATTAAAGTAATAGATTTGAAAAATAATGAAGAATTTTTATCATCTAATAATAATTTAGAAAAGAATATGTTTAATCATATTAATAATTTAAGACTAAATTTTCCAAATTCAGATTCTAATATAAATATTGTTAAAGCAATAAGTTCACAAAATTTAACAATAAATAAACTTAAGTTGTTAAAAGATGAAAACAAGAATTATTTAGATTTAAATAAACAGTATATTTATTTTTTTTATTTAAAATCAGAAAAAACAAATTCTAGAATTTGTTTTGTATATTTTAGTAAAAATTTTAATTTTCCAAATTTTAAAGTTATAGGTGGAATACCTAATGAAATTAATTATATTGTTAAAGAAATAAATAATAATGATTTATATAATGTAGAAATTGATGGCACATATGGCCCTGTTCTTACTTATAGCAATAATACTACTAATAATGATTTATATAATGTAGAAATTGATGGCACATATGGCCCTGTTCGTACTTATAGCAAAAATACTACTAATAATACTATTAAATATATAATAATATCTGTGTCTATATTGATAATTATTTTATTAATTTATACAATATATAAATTATCAACAAATAATAAAAATTAAAAAAATAAAATAAATTTAAATATTAAAACTATAAATATTTAAAGTATAAAATGTCTTTTTTAATGTGCTGTTTATTAAGAAATCAAGTTCATGATGACAATTTACATAATAATATGGAAAAAAATAAAAATCAGAAACAAATAAATATAAATAAAGAAGTAGAAGGAATACAAACAACTGTAATTGATGACAATAAAGAAATAAAATCAATAAAAAGAAAAAATTCATCAAAAAATAAAGACACATTAATACAAATTGATGAATTTGAAAAACTTCAATATTGGTTTTCAGAAGTTGTAAAACACACAATATCAGATTATGAAGATTATGGGAAAAATAAAAAAGAATTATGTGAACATGTTTTTAAATTTATCAATTTGAATCAAACAATAAAATATTATAAACTTTATAATAACAAATATAACAATATTAATTCTGAAAATGTAAAAAAATTTTGTAATGAATATAAAGATTCAGATCTTCTTTATGATATAAGAATTTGTGAAAATATTTATAGATTTCATTAATTTTGAATAATATAATAAAAAAAATTGATTTATAATTTATATTTAAGTTAAAAATATAAATTATATAAACTTATACAATATTAAAAAAAATGGGAATTCCACGTTTCTTTTACTGGTTGTATAAGGAATATCCTAATGTTTTAACAAAAATTCAAAAGAATGAAACATTTTTAAAACATAGAATAAATGTTGATACTTACGCATTAGATTTAAATGCAATTGTTCATCCAATTTGTCAACAAGTTTTTAAATATGGACAATATAAAAATGGTTTAAATAATAACGAATTTAGAAGTTTATTGCATAAAAAAGAGGTTTCTACAAACCATGAAAAAAATGTAAAAGAATATCCTTCAAAAAGAATAGAATGTTACAATAAAATTTGTGAAAAAATAGATGAATTAGTAAAAATTGTAAATCCAAACACTAAAATAATACTTGCGATAGATGGTACAGCTGGTATGTCAAAACAATATCAACAAAGACAAAGACGTTATAGAGCAGTTATTGAAAAAAAAGAAAATAATAATATTATTAATATAGATAATTTTAATGATTTTGATTCAAATGAAATAACAACTGGTAGTATTTTTATGAATGAATTATCTGAATGTATAACTGAATTTATAAAACATAAAATTAAAATGAATGAATGGAAACATTTGGATATTTATTTTAGTTCAGAACAAGTACAAGGAGAAGGAGAACATAAAATTATTCATTTATTAAAACAATATTCATCATTCGGAAGTTATTGTATACATTCACCAGATGCCGATTTAATAATGCTTTCATTAGCATCTCTTTGCACACATCAATTTAAAAATTCCTATATATTAAGAGAAAATATTTATCAAAATGTAAATTGTAAATATTTTGCTGTAAATGTAAATCTTTTTAATGATATTATTATAAACAAATTTAAAAATCATGTAATAAATGGAAAAAAACAAGATTTATGTGATTTTATATTTTATTGTTTCTTTTTTGGTAATGATTTTTTACCTGAAATACCAGTTATGATTACAAATAAAAATGGAATAGATGTTTTATTTACATTATATAGAGATACTTTAATAAATTATGGCAATTTAACAAGTATAAAAAATGAAAAGGTTGTTTTGAATATTGATTCTTGTATTTATTTTTTTGAACAATTATCAAAAAATGAAGAATTATTATTAAAAACAAAATTAAATTTAGACAAAGATGAAATTCATTCTGAATTAGAAGAAAATTTTTTAAATGACTATAAATTAAAATTTTATAAAGATAAATTTAATTTCAATATTGACAATCCAACAATTTTAAAAAAACAAGTAAATAATTTATGTAAAGAATATTTAAAAGGTTCTCAATTTATTTTAACATATTATTTATATGATATACCAGATTGGTATTGGTTTTATCCATATCATTATTCTCCATTTTTTTCAGATATTTATGAATACTTAAAATATTTAAAATCAAACGAAAATTCACAAAAAATAAATAAAACATTATCTTTCAAGTTTGAAAAAAATGAACCACTTACACCATATGAACAGTTATTAGCAGTTTTACCAACTGAAAGCAGTAACATATTACCAAAACCATTTTCAGATTTAATGACAAAAAATGACAGTCCTATATCTAATTTTTATCCAAAATTAGATACAATAAAAGTTGAATATAAAAGTGAATATGAAAAAACAATTTTAGTTCCATTTATAGATGTTAAATTGTTAAGAAATACATTTAAAGAAGTTTTTGAAAATGAAAAACATATATTATCAGAAGAAGAATTAAATAGAAATAAGTTCAAAACAACAATATCTTATGTTAATACAACTAAATATTAATATTTTATGAATAAAAATATAAAGTTCCTTCTTTGCAAGGGTCTGGTCTATTATCTTTATTTTCCTGGGTTGGACGAGGATGCGAGTCCTTCAGAGAACCCTCCATCATTTCTTTATAACTTCCAATATATTCAATTGTATTTGGAATATCATTATAATAAAACCAATAATTTTTACATTTTATATAACAAGTATAATGTAATTTTCTATGAACAACAATTGCATGTAAACTTAGTTTTTTATTATTTTTTAATGTTATACTTTCATCTGGTATTATTTTACTATAATTTCTTACAACTGAACCTTGCTGTTCTGACAATCTTTGTGTATAAAAAATTAAATAATCAGTATTATCAATATTTGTAACTTCGATTCTTCTTTTATATTTTTTACCATCTGAATGTTTATATAAATTTTTTTCATCGAAAATAGCATCTTCATATTGTTCTAAATAATATTTAATTTTTGAATCAATTAGTTTCTGTGAAGGAATTAAAATAATAGGACTTGTGTTAAACTTTCTGTAACTTGATAAAATTGTATTTTCAGAATCTTCATTTATTTTTTCATCTAAATTATTAGAAAGAATTGTTTTTGTAAATTTTGACATTCCTTCTACATTAAAAATAGAAAAAAGATATTGAACAAATTCACCAGCATCTTGTGTACCAGTTCCATAAAATTCTTGACCACTTGTACTTGGACATTTTTTTATAAGCGAACGTAATTTTGAACAATATTCAACTTTTTCTCCTTTGTTTCTTATTGAATTTGTAATTTTATTTAATTCTTTTTGAATATCTTCTTTTGAAATAATATCTTCTTTTGTATCTTTTGAACAAATTATTTCTTTTTGTGATTCTTTTATTTTATTTAAATCTTTCTCAAGAATATTATTTTCTATAAATTTATTAGGAATTGCAAATAATGATAATAATACACTATCTTGATAACAACTATTACCTGTATATTTTAATCCCGTAAAATCACAAACTGGTATTAATTGTTTTTCTTCCAAATTTACCTTATGAGATTCTCCTACGGGACTTTCTTCCAAAGTATTTTTTGTTTGAGTTTCTTCATGTTTTTTATATAAAAGTAAAGCTAAATAATGTAAAACATTATCTTTTTTATAGATAATAACTTTATAATTATTATCACCTTTTCCAATTTCTTTTTCTCTTATATCTTCATCAGAAACATAAATATAATAATTATAATCAGATTTATTATATTCTTGTTTTGAAAGATTAAATGAATTGTCGTTTTTAAGTTTTTTTGCTAATTCTTCAATATTTATATCATTTTGTGTTTTTTTATCAGTTTCGCTTTTATAAGAATCTATATTTCCAATATTATAATGATATTTATTCCATACTTCAATTATAAATAATGCATTTTGAATACTGTTTGATTGCTGACATAAATAAATATTATTATCAATTAAATTATTACAAAAAAAATATACAGGTTGAGATATAGAAGTATTTATATTAGCTGGAAGATTTTTTATATATTTATTCATTATAAAATTTATTTATTATATTTTATAAAATATATTAAATAATTTAAATAACAAATTTTATAAAATAATACAACATATATTATAAAATTTTTATATAAAATGTCTGAAAGAGTTATTCCTAATTTAACTAAGCTTACTCAACTTAACAATGAGATTAAAAGAGTTTCTCTTCAATTAAAAAATTTAAGATTGCAAAAAGAAGAAACTGAACAAGAAATTACAAAATATTTACAAGAAGTAAATCAACCTGGTATTCAATATCAAAATTTAGTAATTTTGAATAAAAATTATAAACAAAAAAAGGCAAAGAGCAAAGAAGATAGAAATAAATCAATTATTGAAGTATTAGAAACAAATGGTATTAGAAACTCACAAGAAGTTTTAAATCAATTAATTGATTGTACAAGAGATACAATTGATAAGAATAAGTTGCAAATAAAAGAAATTAAGTTAATTTAATTTGTATTTAAATATTCATTATTTAAATTTATTAATAAATTTAAATAATAATAAAGCATAACGTTAATATAAATATCGCTATTAATAATGTTATCTTTTATAAAAAAAATTATAAATTTTTTTAAATTTAAAAATTTAAATAATTCAAAAAATTATAAACAAAAAGATGAACTTTGGTTAATTAATGGAAAATATTACGATTTAACTACATTTATACATCGTCATCCTGGTGGAAACCATTCAATATTACTTGGAAAAGGAATTGACTGTTCAATTTTATTTGAACAATATCATATTTTAAATGACAATCATAAAAAAATACTAAAGTTATTTGAAGTTTATTATTATAATGAAAAAGATATTCAAGATAATAATGATTCAAATGAAATTGAAGATGGAGAAAATTTTTACGAAGATATTCGTAAAATGGTTCAAGAATATGTATTAAAAAATGGAAAAAATTCTCATAAAATGAAATCCTCTATGTTATATTTATTATTATTTGTGTTCGTATCAACTATATTTTCTTGGTATTTATGGTTTAAAGAATACTGGATATCTTTAATTTTATTACCTATATTTAATTGGTTATTAACTGTAAATACTTTTCATGACGGTACTCATTTTTCTGTATCAAAAAATCCTTTAATAAATAAAATATGTGCTTGGACATGTGTTCCTTTATTTTTTAATTCTATAACTTGGTATATACAACATATTGTTTCTCATCATTGTTATACAAATCATGTTGATAAAGATTGTGATGTTGATTTTCTTCCTTTTTTAAGAAATCATCATGAACAAGATAAACTTAAACAAAATAAAATTTATAATATTATAACATTATTTTTAGTTTCATCTTTAACAACATTTGTATTATCAGTTATTCATCCATTATTATCTATATTTGATAAATGTCATAATACTGTTTCAAATAGAAATAATATAATTAAAACATTTTCATTTCAATTTATTTCTCAATTATTAATAACTTTATCATACTATATTTATCCTTTTGTATCAGGATTTAATTATCCAATTATTTTTATACTCGTTCCTCAAATTATTGGGAGTTTAATCTTCTTTTTTATATCTCAAATATCTCATATCAATCAAAATTCTCAATTATATTCAACGAATGAATTGAGTAATATGCACTGGTCTAAAAATATGATATATACATCAGTTGATTATTGTACTGATTCTTTTATTTATACTTTTATTACAGGAGGGCTTAATATGCAATCTCTTCATCATTTAATTCCAAGTGTTAGTTCAACTAGATATCAAGAATTATATCCTAGATTTCGTAAAATATGTAAAAAATATAATTACAAAATAAATGAATATGATTCTATATTTGAACCTTTGAATAATTATTTAAATTATGTTTTATATCTTTCAGAGGAAAAATAATTTTTTTTATTTTTAAATCATTAAAATAATAATGAAAATTATAAATAAATTTAAACTATATATTACTATATAACAATGTTACTAGAATATAAAAAAAATGAGTTCTATAAATATACAACCAACTTCAAGTTATATAGATTTAAAACCAAAAACATTAAATCTATTAAAACAAAATTATACAAACGACACAAAAGAACATCATAATGATGATATAAATAGTTCAATTGAACATTTTAAACAAAGATTCGGACAAAGTCCTCAAAATTTAGGCACATTCGTGTCTCAACAAAATATAAAAAATAAAAAAGAAATTGATAACGAATTTATACATTTCAAAAAAAGAAAACCTTATACATATAATTCTTATGAACATTTTAGTAACCCTAGAAAAATGAATAAATACAGATATAATATATATGATGATTTATATAAACCATCAGATAATTATTATGAAAATATAAGAGAAAGTAAAAATTATCCTGAACTTAATATAGATTTAAGTAAATTAAGTTCAGAATATATTATTTTACTAAATTCACAAAATATTAAAACAAATATTCCTATTACAAGTTACGGTATAGTTTTATATACTTATGAAAAAGATAAATATCTTAAATATTTAGTATGTCAACGAAGAGATAGTATATCATATATTCAATATTTACAAGATTTAATTGAAGAAAAAAATATTTTAAAATATATCAATTTGATGTCAAAAGAAGAAAAACAAAGATGTTTAGAATATTATTACAAAAATGATTCTCATTCAATTTGGAAAGATTTATGGATAAATCATAAATCAAAAATTTATACAAACGATTATAATAGATGTACTAAAATGTTTCAAAAAAATATGGAAAAATATTTAGAATATTTTAAGGATAATTCTACTGGACAAAATGAAAATCAATGGTTTTTTCCAAAAGGTAGAATTCATAAAAATGAAAATCAAATTGATTGTGCTATTCGTGAATTTGAAGAAGAAACAAATATTGATAGTGAAAATATTTATGTAAATAAAAATATTACATTTGAAGAATACTATATTGGAAGTAATAATTTAATTTATAAAACTGTATATTATATTGCATATATTCCATATATTCCTAAAAAAATATATAAATATTATCCTTCAAATATAAGAACAAAATTTATATCTTCAGAAATATATGATATGGAATGGTTAGAGTTTAATGATGCTATTCAAAAGCTTGATGAAAGTAAAAAAGATGTTTTAACAAAAATTAATAATTATATTTTAAAAAAAAAGAAGTTTTAAGAAATAAATTATATAAAGATATTACAATTATTTAATTTAAAATGACTGATATTGTAAATTATTTAAATGATATTCAACTTGTGTCAGAAAGTAATTTTTTTACAAATATGACAGAAAATGAATCAGAAAATGAATCAGAAAATGAATCAGAAAATGAATCAGAAAATGAATCAGAAAATGAATCAGAAAATGAATCAGAAAATGAATCAGAAAATGAATCAGAAAATGAATCAAAAAATGAATCAAAAAATGAAT